CCACAGCATTACACTTGCTCCTTTTTGTTAATACCAGTTCCCTGCATCATTGCAGATACACCACCTATTCCATAGTCTTGCATAACAAGCATCTCTTTAGGTGTTAACGGGTAGATCGTTTCTCCATCCATAATTAAGTTAGAGTTCAAGGCATTGCATATCCACGCGTTGTCGCCTGATACGCCATACCATAACCCATGCCCCATGTGTCCTTCCCATATTAAAATAGGACTAAACACGTTAGTAGATTGTCTGTACTTACTTCTAATACCCGGTATACCCCACGCACGTACTATGAACCTCCTATCTAGTGAGTAGTCGCAATCCCTCCAGTGCGAACTAAACACTGACCCGCTGAAAGGTGTAAGTTCTGCCACATACTTGTAAGCCTCTTCGTCACCGCATCGTATTGTTGTGTTACTCATCTCTATCTCCCGTTTGTATTGATGTGGCATGTCTTGCCCACTGTTGGTTTGCAACCCTTGTTGTCGAACACTGTCCAGAGCACTGGGCAGTCCCACTGACCCCAACCGCCATATATACACCCATCTGTAAACACGATCACAGCTTGGGGGTCTATACCTTGCTCGGTCATGTATGTGGATACACACTCTACATTCGTACCCCCACCGTCTTTCGGCTTGGTGCTATCGACTAGTCTGTCAATATTGGTGTCGTCGTAATCCTCTTGGGCAACTACATAGCTACCCCAATACAAGATGGTAACTTTCTCAGGTCTCACGATGTCACAGATAGACTTGACCTCGGCTAGTGTTGATGACAACTCGGTCTGTGATATTGAACCCGATGTGTCGATAGCTAGCACTAAGGACTTAACACGTTGGCTGACACCGCTCGGCATGTACACACCCGTAGACATGTATCGTCGATTGGGTCGAGCGTAGGTTGAGAAGTCATTACCAGAACACGTGGTGTTGATGAAGTCACGTAGCACCTCGCGCCAATCAACTTGAGGTTCAATCATCTTGTCGAACCCTACCTCGGCTCCACTCCCTGCCATCTTCCCCGCTGCCATCGAACCTTGACGTACCGCCTCTTCGATCTGACTACCTAGCTCTCGCTTCTCTTCATCTGATAACTCTTTAGCACCTTCATGGTCATGGACATCGAATGGTTGACCCTGACCTTGATCTTGACCTTGGCCTTGGCCTTGATCTTGACCTTGACCTTGACCTTGGCCTTGGCCTTGGCCTTGGCCCTCCTCTTGCTTCTTCTTATATAGGATGGTGAATATCTGCTGCGTATCCATACCCCGATACTTGGTATCGTACAGGCACATCACCTTCCCATTCTCATCAAGAGGTAAAGTTACGAACCCTTCACCGTCATCAATGTCCATGATCATATTGTTAATCGCTTGGTCCATTGCCTCGTTGGCAATCTCGGGGTCGAGCTTAACGAGATGCTCGTACGTGGTAAGGTGTTCTAGGGCTACATGGTGTTGCTCGTGTAGCTGAGTGAACCGTACATCTGAGTCACGGATACGATCAACAAACACACGGCTGTACCATACGTCTCGTCCGTTGGTCGCGGCGGTTTCAAACGGTAGCACACCCGCTTCTACTACCTTAACCTCTCCGATCATGGATACCCCGATAAAGGCTACCCACTTGCGGTGTCCGTTCAATGCCATCGCTGATTTCTGTATCCGCTGCTCGGCACTTAAGTCTGTATTGAATGCTAACATGTTACCTCCTTATACCTTGTCGGCTGTGAATAGAAAGTTATTATCACGTGCCCAATCGGTGTACACCTTGTTCTGAAGCACACGGTTCTTGAGCTTGGCTGCTTTCGGGTGCAGTTTGAGGTCACCACTTAACTGCCTAACACGTGATACAAACACCGCTTGCACTTCGCGAGGCATACGCTGCATGTAGGTGAACCACGGGTCGATCAACTGTCCATCGAGCACATCCATCACTCGGTACACCACCATCATCAACGCGGCTGCGGTCTGCGGTACTAGCGCACCCTTCGGGTCGGTCTTGATCGACTCTATGGATGGTAAGTCTGAAGCAAGTTTGGCGAATGCCAACAAGTCCCCTGCGGCTTTGTTACCTATTGTGCCTACAAGTAAAGACTTTAACGTGTGCTCATCGTACTGGTCAGCTAAGTGCAACCACCCAGACGCTGCTTCAAGAGAACGCCCTGTCACACCATGCGTACGAGGTGAGCGAGGATGTGGGATACACTGGTTCTCCTCGGGATCTTCATAGTCACGGAAGTCAGCGAACCACTGCTCGTTGTCATTCGCGCAAGCCAACATAGTAGTGTGAATACCGTTGTTGTATCCCCACTCTCCCCACTCGGCGGGTGTAGGTTTAGCCAACTCAACCTTAGTTACCCTGTCATACTGATGTGATAACAACCTATCACCTACACCTTCGACGGCTAGGTTAGTCGTACAGAACACCACAGAGTCAGGGTGTAAGGTCAGTGATCCGATCTTGCCCTCTTGCACAACACGTAACGTAGCATTAAGTACTGCGGGGTTGCATTTACCCCACTCATCGAGCATGAGGATAATAGGTTTGTTGGTGTGAATACCCAACTCCTCATTGGTTAGGTAGCGTACGAACCCACTGCCATCATCCATGTGCATGAGGTCAGGTATGGTGATATCACCCAGATCCTTGGTCGTACAATCGAAGTAGCATGGTAAGTGTTTAGGTAGTCGCTCGGCTAGCATGCTAAGTATCGAGGTCTTACCCCAACCCATCATACCCTCAACGAGGATGGTTCGGCGGTTCTTGTCCTTGATAGGATTCATCGCTTGGGCGACTAGTGAGTTACAGATTTGCTCATGTGTTAATGCGTATCTATTCATAATACTTACTCTCCAGAGTAGTTTAGGTTTTCTTATAAGCAACTTATAAGATTTTAGTTACCGCTTGTTGCGGTGTGGTCGAGTCACCGTGAGGTATGCACGGGTGTCGATGTGTTTGAAGAAGTGCTTGTCGCCACGGGTGTACATATACATGTAGTCCTCCTTCTCCTCTTCAGATAACGGTAGATCAGCGAATGCATCACGCGGGTGTACCGTATCCTTGAACTTTCCCTCGCGTTGCCATAACGCGTTTTCAGCTTTCGTATACCTCATCTGTCACATCTCCAATGAAGGTAAGGTACGTATCGCTTCAGCTACCACGTCACGTGTTTGCCTACGTAGGACGGCATCCTCTTTAAGTGCCTCGGGTGATAGAGCTTGCATACCCTTGCCCATGAACTGAGATTTGAGCTTGGCGTGAACTGCTGACATCTGCGTGTTCCCCGTCAGGTTGCACGTCTCTAGCATGTCGATCAGTTCCAGACAGGAGTCGAACACGGACTCGAATATCTTACCCTTCTTCTCACCCTCCTCCCAATTGATGGAGTCGTGGAGCTTGGTCAGTTCCTTGACTGTTCGGTCATGGATGTTACTCATCGCACGATTGATCTGCGTAGTGTAATGATCTTCGTAAGCCTCCTGCAATTCCTGCATCTGCTCGCTACCGACATCGACACGAAAATCACCTGATTCGGGGATGGGCGTGTAGATCACGTTGAACGCAAACTTCTCACGTATATCGTCCTCGGTAGGGTAGTCCTCGGGACGATAGAGTGTGCCTAGCTTGGCTTGTACCTGAGATAACTCCCACTGGTACACCCGCATAAACTCGGCAACAAGTCTCCAGAATTCCACTTGGGCCTCGGACATCATGCGCTGATAGTCAGGCAGCATCGCGGTAGTCAGTAGGCGTTGACCTAGGTCAGACCACGGCATGGTCATGCGGTAGTGGATGTGGTTACGTACGTGCCCCACGTGTTTAGTGATCGCCTCCAGTTCGGGACAGTTACCCAGTAACTTCTTATACACACCCGCCGATCCAGATTCGGCGTTGTTGTCGTTCGTTACTTGAACGGATGCTCGTTTGTCTTTCTTACGTCCTGTCCAGATCGACGCGGTGAACTCGACGTTACTGCATGATGATGCTATCGAGACTCGGTTAGGTACTGCTGGTGCTGCTGTTAACTCGTTCATACTTACTCTCCAGAGTAGTTTAGGTTTTCTTATAAGTCGCTTATAAGATTTGTGGTGCTCGGTTACTTCTTAATACGTTACAGGGTGATATGTTAACACCCACGTCTATCTATGTCAAACTGTGTACTACGATGACTCGTTACTATCTACCTTTCAAAATCACTATCTGCTCTGCGAGTGCCCTCTCAAGACCAGAAAAATCCAGTGCAGGTTTTCGCTCTACGTTGAGGTATGTAAACTCTTGCTTGAGTAGTGAGAATAAGTTTTCCAAATCTCGCTTATCACCCGTTGCCCAATCCTTCGTATCGCAGATGATCTCGCCCATGCTGTTAAGCAACTGGATAACTTGATCGTCTATAACGTATCCAAGGGCACCATCTTCTACCTCGAAAGATTGAGGTATCTTCTTAAAATTTCCACGTCGTTCGTTACTTGAACGGGTGCTCGTTCGCTCGTAGTGGGCACTCGCTAGTTTTCTCCCTGCGGCTAAATCATTAAAGTTACCGTCCGAGGTGAACTCAAGAAGTCCTAACGCGTCAGCGTAGTCCAGTATTCCCACGACGACTTCATCGTATGGCTTACGTGCGGTCTTGCAGAATTCAAACTTCGTTGCATGGTTTGATAAGTAAAATGTCTCGTGAGCATCGGAAGCGATTCCTTCGACGGTGATCGACGGGTACATCGGATGCGTGTTGGTGCTGAACTCCACGGGTGCATCGGATGCTTCGACTATCTTGGCAGCAACGGTTTGCAGATGCTTGAACTCCTGCATGTGCATGGCTTTTTCTATTTTCCAGTAGTGTGAATATCCCATTCTTATTTACCTCTCTTGTCTGTGATTAGCGTGCGCTCTAAGTAAGTAAAAGAATCAAAACTGAACTCTTCTCTCTCGCACATTCGTAACAACTCGCTCGTCAATTCCGCATTGGAAAGCCTCGCTTGCATCTCTTTAGTGCCGTAAAGGCACTCAAACTCAACTTGCACTCTACCCAGTTGGATAGCGTTCTCACTCCAGTTACTCATGCTTAGTCTCCAGTTTCTTATAAGTCACTTATAAGATTTTTGATTTGTGGGCGCGATCTCCCACCTGAAAACACATTATCTCATACTCTGAAGGTAATGTCAAGTTGTGGAAATGCGTAGACCTAACAGGAAATGCTTGGAAACACATTATGTATGATTACTTATTGTGGACGTTATATTGAATCTATTGGTTGTTCTGTGGCTAGAAAACGGGGGAATTAATTGTTTTGTCGCTAGAATTTACTTCAACGATATCAACGGGTTACGACCTACTAATCAGGGGTGTGGGATGTATTGTAGTGTAGTTTTTTATATTACTAAATCAGGTGCTCGGAGGGGGGGAAAGACCCTCGGAAAGATAGAAAAAAGAAAAACTCTCTGAGATCGGCTAGTAATAATAGTGTTTATAACTACAATATATATATAGCACTATTTCTGCTCACTTAGTTGCCGTTAAACGGGTACAGTAATCCACCTCGTTCCACCTCGTTCCACATTTGTATTGTAGTAAACCGTTTTACTACATTACGCTACAATCAGATTCTTATTGCGTTCTGTTACGCTACGCCACACTTCATTAGGAACTGGTATTAATATTTACGTTACGCGGCACGCCACGCTTCATTAGGAACTGGTATTAAATTTTCGGGGAGGGATTTGGGGAGGGCTTGTGAAATCTTATAAGTCACTTATAAGATTATTGGGTGCACAAATTACAGGCACAAAAAAGCCCCAATTAAGGGGCTTAGATGTTAACGCGTTTACTAGGTTAATTTAACTCCTACAATTTCAAGAGCCTCTTCGATAGTGCCCTGAAGAGCAACAAAGTCGAATCCGTTTGGCTCGTCGTCACCTTGCATGATTGCAACCGTGTTGGTGAGCTGAACGATGATTTTCTCTTGCATGGTTTTTGCGGTGTCGCCTTTTTCCTTTTTAGCTTTCTCCGCCTTTTTCTTGGCCGCCGCGTCGGCTTTAGCTTTGGCTACTTTTTTCTGGACCGACTCAGGCTCGCATTTTAGCAGTTGGTTACCTAACGACAACATGTAGGGACCAGCCATCGCAGTAGCCGTGGCGCGAAAGTCCTGAAACGCTTTGAGTTCCTTACCCGCTAACAATTCCTTCTCAGCGAAAAAATCGGCTTTCGGCATTGTCGCCATTTTCCGCGTGGCGGGGTCCTTAATCGTTTGGAGTGCAAGGAATTTAATACCGGCCCATTCCTCTTTATTGAGCCGCGTAGTTGACGCGATGCAATCAGTGTGCCGAAAGCCCGCTTTGTAAACGGCTAACGCCATTTTTCCGCGTTTTTCCTCGCTGTCACTTTCATGCGTAAAAAATGCTTTCGCCGCTGTCAAAGCTAACTTTAGATCCAACGTAGTAGCCGTGGCTTTTTTAGTAGTCTTGGCTTTTTTAGTGGTCTTGGCTTTTTTAGTGGTCGTGGTTTTTTTAGTAGTCATATCTAAGGTTCTCTTTTTAATGGTGGGCATTAGCGCCCGATTGCGGGGCCTTGTTGCCCCGACTTGTCAACCATATTACCAGATCGTATGCCTATGTCAAACACGTTAATACATGGGCGTTAACCGTAGAGTATCGCTGGGCATTGTAGGGTATCGCTGGGCATGAATAGAGATTCTTATAAGTTACTTATAAGAAAATGAAAGCACCTATTCTAACAGGTTGACCGAGGGGTCTAACAGGTTGACCGAGGGGACTAACAGGTTGACCGAGGGGCGGCAAGGCAAAAACAAACCTAGGCAAGACCCACCCTACCCCCATACCCGCGTCTACAGTTTGGGACTCCTACTATCGTTACTATTACTAATTCAGACTAATAAATACCTGTTTTTTCATTTTGCGCTCCCTAGGGGACCACCCCCCTTCTTTATAAACAGCCCCCAAAAAAATTTTTTGTTTCCAAAAATTACAATCCTTGAACATCTATCAACTTTGAGTTACATTCACCCCTTCGGTTAACCTCCTGCAAGCACGATAGGGTTTAAGTAAGATGACGATAGAGCTTCAAGTTGACAGAGGCGTACCTCTTTTAGACGATGAACCGTTTTGTGATCTAAGAGTGAGAGTTGCTGCCGCCTGTGAAACAGTTAACTACCTTGCGGCGGTTGATGATAGTGCCCACCCCCACCTAGAAACCAAAGCCTCCGCTGCTGATGCGGATTTAGCGGTAGAACTAGCGCGAGAATATGCGGAAAATCCAGAAAAAGCGTCAAAAAAAGTGTCACGGAAGCGTATAGCGAAGATGACCCCCGCCTCATTAGTACTTACTAACTCTATTCTGGAGGAATTCGGCACATCGGTAGCGGAATCGGCAACACAAATACGACATTTGGTCACTAATAAGCTGATTTTGGAAGCAGATAACCCCGATGCCAAGGTCAGACTCCGTGCTTTAGAGTTATTAGGGAAAATATCAGACGTTGGGCTGTTCGCAGAGAAGTCTGAGGTCACGATAACGCATCAGAGCACTGATGATCTACGGGCAAACCTACGCAAGAAGTTGGAAAAACTGGTTAAAGAGGTAGAACCCGACCTTCTTCCTAATAATGTTGAAGATGTGGAGTGGGTTAACCCCCAAGAGCAAGAACCTGTTGCCGTTGAGTTTGAGGGAACGGTGATAGACGTAGAGGCAGAGATGTACGGAGAGCCTGAATGAGCGAAGCCGTAGCCCTTGACTTCTCCGACGAAGAAATTGCGGTGATGTTAGACAATCTTGATGAGTATACCCCTGATGAGGTGATCGAGATTGAAAAGATGGTAGATGAGCTAGCAAATAGGAGGGCAAACCAGCTTGCATTTGACGACCTGATTGAGTTCTGTAAGGCAATGATGTCTGACTTCATTGTTGGTAAGCACCATAGGATTCTTGCTGATATGCTCATGGCGATTGAGGCTGGTAATAAAGATAGAGTATGCGTTAACATCCCACCACGTCACGGCAAATCGCAGTTGGTCTCTATATTCTACCCAGCTTGGTTTTTGGGGCGTAATCCAGATAAAAAAGTAATGATGGTGTCACACACCACTGATCTGGCGGTAGATTTTGGACGAAAGGTGCGAAACCTAATCGCTACAGACGCTTACAAAGCTATTTTTCCAGCGGTACGCCTTGCTGCGGATTCTAAATCAGCGGGTCGGTGGAACACCAACGTAGGTGGGGAGTACTATGCGACAGGCGTAGGCTCTGCTCTGGCAGGACGTGGTGCTGACCTACTGTTGATTGACGATCCTCACTCTGAGCAGGATGTAATTAACGGAAACTTTGCCGCTTTTGCTCGGGCCTATGATTGGTACACGTTTGGTGCGCGTACTCGTCTTATGCCGGGAGGAAGAGTAGCTATCATACAAACACGTTGGCATCTGGATGACCTTACAGGGCGTGTGGTTAAAGACATGGCACAGAATGACCGCGCCGATGAGTTTGAGGTAGTTGAGTTTCCCGCCATACTTGATGTTGATGATAAAGACACAGGCAAACCCGTACAGAAACCGTTATGGCCTGAGTTTTTTGATCTTGA